CCCACTCAGTTGCCAGGTCAAGGTTTGCACCAGTTGGCAACTGGATGTCACGGCTTGCCGTAGGCGTTGCGGTGATGATGCCAGTCAGCACGTTGGCAGCAGTTGCAGCCATCGAACCACCATCAGCAATGTTGGCAGGTGCACCCTGGGGCTGCCAGTTGCCGTTGTTGCTGATGTCAGGTGCAACGCCCACCGAGTAGTAAGCGCCCGATGCACCGGCCTGGATGGTCACAATAGTGGCATTGGTGAATGCACCTGACACATAGGTGGTGTTCTCGACCACTTGCAGCAAATCCTGCGAATCAGGGAAATTGGGGAAACCAACTTCCTGAAACACATTTGCTGGTGAGAAGGCCTGAACAGCGATTTTCTCGCCAGCAGGCACAGTAACAACGGCCGTGCCTTGGGTAAAGATTACTTGATAGCTCATGATGACTCCTTATGCTTGACCGAACAGCAAGATGCCAGACATTTCTGGCTGCTTATTGACCACACCAAACAAAGTGTCGAGACGATACTTGGTTTTCATGGTGTTGACATCGTATTGCTTCTGCATGACCAGCTCGATGCCTTGGTCGGTGCTTGCACGCATCACTGCGACACCAGCATCAGACGGGACAGCATAACGGCCAGGCAGAATCTCCAGCGCATCTTTCTGCCAGAAGCAGTTGATGGGTGCTGCAGCCACGTTCAGGCGAGTGATGGTGCGGCCAGCGGCAGGAGTCACGATCACGTTCTGATACTGCAACTCAGCGTCAGTACCGCCCTGGGCCGAGATGATCGGGGGGGTGATGACACAGGTCGTGGCGTTAACCACTTGCACCACACGGAAGGTCTTGGCAAAGCCAGTACCCTGTTTGGTGATGTGATGCACAGCCTCAACGCCTTGAATCTGGATCGGAGTACCGGCAGGCAGGTCGGTGGTGCTGGAGACCGTGATGGTCTGGAAGCGGTTGTCCACGTTCTGGGTCTCGCCAGTGGCAGCGGTCTGGGTTGCTTGCGGAACATAGTAGTTGCCAGCAGCAGCCAAGGTGCTCATCGTCGGGTCTGAACCAGTGCGAGCTGCGATGCGGTTTGCGTAGTCCAGCTTGTAGGTGTCAAAGCCTGCAACCATGCCGACATAAGAACGCTCGAAGGCGTTGTTCGACTTGTTGCCAGCAAAGCTACGGGACACAGATGCACCGCCAGCGCCACCAGCAATGTTGCCAGCGATGCCGTTGTAGTCGCGTGAGGAAAGGGCCATGTAACGATCAAAGGATTGGACGCCCTGCTCGTTCATGATGCTGTCGCACAGTGCCACATCGTCGTAGTCACCAGCAGCGGTGTTCACGGTCACGACCAGCGAGCCTTGGGCTGCGGCCACGTTCATGATGGCGATGTTGATGTCGGAGGCCAGCTTCTGCTTTGCAGCATCACCCAGACGACCCTCTTGCAGCGCATCACGCAGCTCAAGTGCGTCCAGGATGAACGGCACGGACTTCTGGAATCCGAGCGTTGCAGGAACGGTAAGCTGGGTGTAGGCAGTGAAGTTGCCGGTCTGATCCATGCCGTCATACGACTGTGCGATGTAGGGCTGGGGACGATAGATCACGTTGTTGGTGCGCTCCATCATCGAGCCATCAGTGTTGTAGATGGACACGTTGCGGGACAACACCAGAGCATCGTTAAAGCCTTCGAGGATGTCCTCGAACGCAACGCGCTCTTCTTTTGAAAAACTATTAGCCATGATTGACTCCTAAAAAAATTACTTGGGTGCTGATCGTTTCTGCGCCCGATACTGAATGACCTTTGTCATGTTGCCAGTACGGGCTGCTTCTTCTCTCAGCCGTTCGAGGGTTGAGTCCACCGCACCTGAAGATCGTCCAGTTCCCGAGACGATACGCTCTGGTGCGGGTGCTGCTCTGCGATTGGTCACTTTCAATTCTTTCTCCAGTTTCGCTACCGCAAAAGCAAACTTTACGGGGTCTTTGATGTCAGACAACTCCTTGGCCTTCTTCGGGTTCTTTCCAAGTGCGTAGACGACAAGAGCAGGGTTATCTGCACCTTGCAGCATGACGCCTTGCTGGGTGATGTTGAAGAGTTCCAGGGCCACGGCCTCGGCATCCTCAAAATCCTTGACTCTCAGCTCAGCTTTCGCCTTGCCGTAGCCATCCAGTTTGGCTTTCCAGGCCTTCTGCTGATTCATAACTTCAGCTTCTTGCCTGGCGTTGGCCTCGTCGGCTTGACGCTTGCGCTCAAACCAGTCGGCCAATGCTGCCTCGAATTTATCAGCATCGTAATCGTGATCTTCCAGCTTAGGCTTTGCTCCCAGCACGACCGGCTTGGTCTCAGTCTGTGCGGTTGTTTGCAGCTTGTTCTGAAGCTCGCGGTTCTGACGTTGCAATTCTCGGTTCGTCTTGCGCAGCTCGCGTACCCATTCAGGCGCATGAGTCTGTTCTTCGGGAGGTGGCGCTTCCTCACCAATGCTGACAACAACTTCCTCGGTATCTTCCGGTTCAATCTCGTCAACGGGCTCGTTAACTACGATTTCCTCTTCTTCTATCTCGACTTCGTTGTCATCAATTTCTGCCTTTTGATTCATCTCTAACCCCATTCAACTCACCCATTAAAAACGGCTGGGTGGATACCGTTAATTACATTCTCGCCCTTTTTCTGTCATCTGACAACGGGCTGCACAATCTGGCCGCGCAATATCTCTTGCACGGCCTCTGCATTTGTGAGCGCCATATTCTGGGCAGTCTCGTCAACCTTGCCGAGCGTCTCCAGCGTCTTGGCCCGGCTCAGTTCAGCATCGGCCACGGTCTTGACGGTGTTGGCACGGGCCTGGGCGGCCTTGGCGGTGGCTTCTTCTGCCGCTGCCTGGAGATACATGGCATTCGGGTCTTGGGGCTTGCCCTGCATCTCGGCCATGAGTTCCTGGGCCTCTTCCTCGGTGGGCTGTACCACGCCCATGCGCAGGAGCTTCTTGCGGAAGTAGGCGTTTGTGTCGCTTAGGCCTTCGCCCTCCATGTTCATCATGGCCATTGCGGTCAAGACTTGCGCAGTCTCTGGGTCTTGCGTCATGGCAAGCATTCCAGTCAGGGCACGGACGGTTGCCTGCTTTTTGCTGCTGCTGGACGGGCCAACCTCGGCAATCACATCAAAGGTGGCAGAGCTGAGGTCGTTCTCCATGACCATCGCGCCTGTTTCGGTGTCAATCGCAGGCTTCATCAGCTCGACCACGCTGGACTCACCAGTTGGTGCAATGGCCTTCATCTTGCGCTTTTCCTCAACGTAGATGTCTCGCGCCATTGATAGCCAAATCTCGCCGCTGCGTTTCATGCCCTTGGCAAAATTGCTCATGTAGATAAAAGTCTGCATGTCCACACGGGTCTGGATCATCTCCACGGCTTTGCCAGAGACGCCCGACACCATCTTGTCAGCCCCTTGCGGGTTGCCCAGGATGTCCTGCATATCAGTTTCTGTGATCTGCAAGAGCGCGGCCATAGCCGGTGGAATTTGTGGGCTTTTTGTGTAGGCAATTGGGCCGCTGATTTGCTGCTCGCCGTTTGGCCCTGTAATCGGATTGACCAGCAGGTATGGGTAGTCCTTGAGGTTGTCCTCGGCCCACATGACCTGGTGGCCTGCGACCTGCTCTGGAACCAGGATTGGCTTCTCGACGCTGGACAGTGCGCTGATCTCGCCCAGCTTGGAGAGCTGCATATTCTTTAGGCGCTGGGCATCTTTGGCCAGGCGCACCGCGCCCATGCAGCGTTCAATGTTATCCACGAACCAGCGCTTTCCGTAGACCACCACAATCGGGATGCAGTTTCCTGCAATGTAGCCTGCGTCCTCAAGCACTTTGCCACCGGACATGATGTACTTGCGCACGCGCTTGCGCTTGACCTTTTTCTGCCGCACCTCAAGGGTTCCGACTGCTGCCAGCGTTTCCTCTAAGGTCTCGTCGGCTGCGAAGTCGGCAGAGCTGTAACGCTCCTCGGTTCCGTCGATGGCTCGGAAGATGCGGATGGTCTCGTTGACCTCCTCGACCTTGTAGTACTCAGCAACAAAAACGACATCAGGCGTGGCCCAGTCGAACTCGTACTGGTGGATGATCTTAGGCCAGTCGGTTGGGTCATCGCCCCAGGTGTCTTTGTATGCTTGTCGAGTCATGCTGGTGACAACAAAGCAGAACTTGGCATCCGACTTGTCCTGGCGCTTGGCATCCAAGTCAAAAAACACCGAGCTGTCAGCATCAAAGATCGGCTCCATTCTGATGCGCTGGCGTTCGTTCTCTGGGTCTTCATCGTCCTCGTAAACAGTTCGTAACCGCCATGCGCCGATGCCACCACCGACTGCCTCCTCAAAGGCGTTGTCGTAGGCTTCATCAGCGACCGATGCCTGCTCGTCGGCACGGTATAGGCCATCGCAGACCTCGGCCAGCTTGTCGTTATCTGTGCCATCTTTGGACACATAATCTACAGTAATGCGGTTGTTTCGGTATTCGTTGACGATGCGAATGACCGCCAGCATGATCTTGTTGACCTCGAACTTCGGTTTGTTCTCGTATTGGTCCCAGAGTGGGCCTTCCCACTGAGCACCGCACAGGGAATAGAAACGCCTGTCTTGCAGGCATTGTAGGCGCTCGTCGCGCAAAGCAGTCTGGATGTCGTTAAATTGCCTCAACGCATCATCGTGCAGGGTGCTTAGGAATTGCTCTTTTGAAATGCGTGCCATATTTTTGCCCTCGTTGCGATTATTTTGCGCCGATCACCATCGATTGGCAACCGGCAGCGGCTTGAAGCCTATAGCCTTGTTAGCCGGTAGCCGCTGAATTAAATTTATTGCGTCAAACATCGGGTCAAGCTGATCATCGTGTGCGCCAGCTGGGAAGTTTGCTACCTCAGCCAAGAAGTCCGAAAGCCAAGGCGCGTCCTCGGGCAGAGCCACGTTGCCGGACTCGATGAACGGGGCCGCATCGTATGCGCGACTGATCTTGTCCTTGCTGCGCTGCACCGGAACCACCGGGATTCCCTCGCGCCGCAGGGTCTGGATCAGTCCAGTGCCCGATACCTTGTCCTCGATGTACATGCCACGCATAGCCGCCTTTTGGCACAGCGGCCTCTGGTCGTGGAGGTGCTTGAGCCAGAATGCTCTGGCCTGCACCAGCAGCTCTGGAGCCTCCCATTTGCCGCGTACCTGGTCGAGCTTTACCGCCTGCCCCACTGTGGAGCGTGCCCAACATTGCAGCACCGTGTAATCATTGTGATCTGCTGTTTTCTGGGCCGTGTCCACAGTCAGGAAGCGAAACTCAAGTTGCGGGATGCTTGACCAGAACTTGAACCACTCGGTGTTGATGATGCCGCCGCCTCGGGGTGCTGGGCGCTGCTGAAGTTGACCGGCTGTGCCATAGGTGCCTAGCGTTTGCTCTAGCTCTGCCACCTGCGTTTCGCTAAAACGGTCAGGAAACATCAGCTCACCCTCTTGTGTGCGTGGGTCTGTCCAGCCAATGCTATTGATGCATCTCGTCGCAGGCTCAAAGCGCATCGGTATGTTCAGGTGGACGTAGGGCAGGCCCATCTCCAGGATAACGCCAGAGATGTCCTTCTCGTTCAGGCGCTGCATGATGACCACAATGGCCGACTTGTCCGAGTTGATTCGGGTCGGCAGCGTCTCTGTGAAGGCAATGCGTGCGGCCTCCAGCTTGGCTTGGCTGTTGGCGTTGTCGGCGCTGATCGGGTCGTCCAGTATGATCCGGTCGCCACGCACGCCGGTCATGGACGTGAAGGCGCGTGCCTGCCGAATGCCCTTTTTTGTGTTGCCAAACTCGCGCTTGCCATCCAAGTCGGCCAGCAGTTCGATGGGCCAAAGATTCTGATACCACCCGGACTTGATCAGGTCGCGGCAGCGACGACTATCTCTGATGGCCAGTTGCTCTTCATGCGCTGTCCCTACAAAGCGCATCTCAGGCATGTTCCTTGGCCCCCACTCCCAAGCTGGCCAGATCACGCCGGTCAGCAGGGACTTCATGGAGCCGGGTGGCACGTTCATCAGCAGGCGGGTGATCTCGCCCTTGGTCACGGCCTCCAGGTGCAGGCAAATAGCGTCTAGCGCCCAGCCCCATTTAAGATCGGCAGCAGGTTCTAGCACGCGCCAGGCACGCTTGGCAAACTCAGCAAGGCTGCGCTTGCACAACTCGCGCTCAATGACCAGCAGGTCAGCTTGGGTCAGTTGCATCTTTTGCCGCCATGATTTCGGCCAGCGCCTCGGTGGAGATTTTCGAGACATCGATGGTCGCCACCTGGATCGGTGCGCCATCCTTGCCGGTGATCTCGTGCTGCTGCACCTCCTTCCAGCGCATCTGGGTTTTGCTCCACCAGATGGCTGCGGTCGTGTCGCCTGCCATGACTTTCTGAAATAGGGTTTTACCTACCTGCCCATTGGCTTTGGCCTTGCCCGAGATCAGCTCGGTGGCGAAGTGAGCACGGAGGGTATCAACGTGGATGCCATCGCGCACCAGGACTGCAATCTGCTCAATGGGCAAGCCATAACCACTAAGTGCCTCTACCTGTTTGCGCTCGGCATCGGTCGGCTCGAAGGCTGGTCGACCTGCGTTTTCGCGTGCACCGCCGTAGTTTGGATCATGCTCTTTGGCTGGCATGATTTTTGTCTTTTTGCTTTTTAGAGTGGGTTTTTCAAGTTTTTCTGTCATTGTGAACCTCCGCGAAAGGTTTGCCGGTTTCTGCGTGTGTTGCGATTTTGCCTGTGAAGTCCTGCCAGCGTTTGACGATGACATCACAGTAGCGTGGGTCGAGTTCCATGAGGCGTGCCACTCGCCCGTTCTTTTCAGCTGCGATCAGCGTGGTTCCAGAGCCACCAAATGAGTCCAAAACAATATCTCCACCTTTTGTGTTGTTGAGCATTTGGTACTCGAACAGAGCCACCGGCTTCATGGTCGGATGTTCACCGTTTCGGGTTGGCCGATCAAACTCAAGGATGGTAGTCTGCTTGCGATCGGCTGACCAAAGATGGCCTGCACCTTCTTTCCAGCCATATAAACATGGTTCGTGCTTGCAGTGGTAATCCTGGCGGCCCATAACCATAGTTTGTTTTTTCCAGATTAGGCATTGCCGCACTTTCCAACCTGCGTCATGAGCTGCCCCTCGAAAGTTGTAGCCTTCTGAATCGGCATGCCAAATATAGAAAACAGCGCCAGGCTTCATGACTGTGTCGGCTGCCGTGTAAGCATCGCGCAAAAATTGTCGGAATTGGTCGTCGCCCATCTCGTCGTTCTTGATCTTGAGCGCGTCCTTGGTCTTGCCCTCGTAGGCCACGTTGTAAGGCGGGTCGGTAAGCCACATGTCCACCAGGTTTCCCTGGGTCAGCTTGGCCAGGTCATCGACGCTGGTTGAATCGCCACACAGGAGCCGGTGCTTGCCCATGACCCAAACGTCACCGGGCACTGTGGTTGCGTTTTCTTGGACTGCCGGGGCATCGTCGGGATCGGTCAGACCTTCGGTCACTTCTACCGGCATCAATGCCGCGATCTCCTCGGCTGTGAACCCAGTAAGGTCGAGGTCAAAGCCAAGATCACCGATCTCGCCCAGCTCAAGCGCCAGCATCTCATTGTCCCACCCGGCATTCATGGCCAGCTTGTTGTCGGCCAGCACGTAGGCACGCTTCTTGGCATCGCTCCAGCCCCTGGCCACCATGACCGGCACCTCGGCCATTTGCAAGCGCTGTGCGGCCAGTGTGCGCCCGTGACCGGCAATGATGCTGCCCTGCTCATCCACCAGCACAGGAGTTGTCCACCCCCATTCCTTAATGCTGGCCGCAAGCTGGCTGATCTGCTCATCTGAGTGCGTTCTGGCATTGCGTGCATAAGGCACCAGCTTGTCGATGCTCCAGCGTTCGACTTTGTCTGCGGGATTGTGTGTTTTCGTGGTCATGCTGCATTGTCCTCTTTTTCAAGCCGATGGGCAACCAGAGTGGTGGCCTTGGAAGTTACCATATCTTGCTTCGCGTCCTGCCAGCATTTCGTTGACGTTGGTCTGTTCTGTCATGTTAGTACCTGCTCACCTTTCTGTGGATAACTTCACCTTCAAAATCTGCCGCATCGATGCCCCCCTGTCCCCCTCACCCTAAAGGGTGTGAGGGGAGGGGAGGGGGCTTTTCGAGCGTTTTGCCCCCTAACCCTGATTTGCCCCCTAGGGGGATTCAGGGGGCTAGGGGGATTCATTCTTGGCCACC